CTAAACAGATATTTGATAATTTGCCGTTGCTCTATGATGATGTAGAGGAAACGGGCAGCGGTACGAGCTCCACATGGTCAGGTGATTTAGCAAACACGACGTTGGCTGTCAGTTTGAATACTGCAGGCAAGCGCACTAGGCAGACTTTTAGATCATTTAACTATCAGCCGGGAAAATCACAATTAATCGTAATGACGGGCGCTTTCGTTAGTCAAACGGACAATTTAACCGGAATTACAACGGGCATCGGTTTATACAATGATGATAACGGCATATTTTTTGAGGTAGAAGAGGGAGTTTTAAAGGCGGTAATTCGTTCTAGCACGTCAGGCTCAGTGGTAAACACAAAGTATTCTCAAGCAAATTGGAACGGTGATACTCTTGACGGTAGTGGGGACCCCGATACAAATCCTTCTGGTATATTGCTCGACCTTACCAAAGATCAACTTATGTTTGTTCAATTCGAGTGGTTAGGGATTGGCAAAGTTTACTGGGGCTTTTATTTTGATGGAGTGCCCAAGATAGTTCATACCGCGGATCATGTAAATATTAACCTTGGCCCTTACATGACTACGCCTAATCTCCCTATCCGATATCAAATCGAGAATGATGGGACGGGCGCAGCGACGTCGATGCGGTGTGCTTGTCAGACGGTTATTTCAGAAGGTGCGGCGGGGCATCAAGACACGGGTATCGTTAGGACGATAAGCAACGGAAATACTCAAGTTGATGCGAACGTAGGCGGAACGGTTTACGCGCTTGTTGGTGTCAGATTAAAATCGACTCATTTGGGCGCTACGGTCAGACCTATCACGGTTTCGGTCATGGCATTGACTAATGACAATATCGAGTGGCTTCTGTTGATCAATCCATCGGTGGCCGGTGACCCATCTTATGCGAACGTGACTAATTCGGCATTGCAATCCTTTAACGGTGCGACGGCAAACACTGTAACCGGGGGTACAGCCGTAGCCGGTGGGTATATATCGGCATCAAAGGACGGTGGAGCGGCGTCGGCGGAATTGGAGAGCGAGCTAGTTATAGGTGCTTCGATTGCTGGTGTGTCGGATACTTTAGTTTTAGCAGCTAGGCCCATAGGGAGCGGCACACTCAATGCTGACATTATTGGGAGCCTAACGGTTAGGGAACTAGCTTAATGAGAAGTTGTATATAAATGCCTAGTTATGAAATAGCTCCTTATACCTACGCTTGTGATACGTATTGCAATAAGCGGTGGGGGCCTCCAAGTGATGAGGTTATCCCTAGAACTTGCCCCAAGTGTGAGGCGAGGCAAAAGAAAAGCAAAGAGGCTAACGTGAGGGCCGCTCGTGAAATATCCATGAGAAACTATTATAAACGAAATAGAGATGGCTGAATTTGTCCCGCATACTCCCAAGCAAGAGCGGGTGGTATTTTCAGAGAAGCGCATTACGGTAGCTGCAACGGGAATACAATGGGGAAAGTCTGAGGCTGGCGCGGTACGCATGGTTAGGATGATTCACAAATTCCCTGATAAGAACGCCTCTTTTATTGTTTGCGCTCCCACATTCCCTATAATGCAACAAGCGACACTGCCCACATTTCTGGAGTTTGCCCATGGACTCGGTGAGTATCACAGAGGTGACAAAGTGTTCGAAGTGCGGGGCGGAGGTAGAGTTTACTTCCGAACTGGAACTTACGGCGACAGCGTGGTGGGTATCCGTAATACGCGCCATATATGGTGCGATGAGGCAGGGTTATACAGTCTCTATTTCTGGGAAAACATCCAAGGACGAGCCGCGCCAAAAGAGGCCACGATTGACATTACTACCTCCCCCTACTCCCTGAATTGGGTCTACAAAGAGCTCATTAATCCCACATTGAAGGGCAAGCGCGACGATGTGGAGCTAGTGCAGGCAGCGAGTAACGAGAATCCCTACTTTCCAGATGCAGAATTTCAACGGCGCAAAGATACGATGGATCCAAGGCGGTTTCGTATGCTTTTCGGCGGTGATTGGGACCGGAGAGAGGGCATTGTTTACGACTGTTTCGATGATGATGAGAACGTGGTCACAATGGAGGAGCTACCTCCGAGGCTCATCTACTATGCAGGTGTGGATTGGGGATATACCGAGCCGTTCGCGATTATTCTCATCGGCATTTGCCCGGAGGAGGGTACTCGTTATGTAATTGCGGAGGTAAAGCAATCTCGGCTGGCTCCAAGCGAGCGGGATCAGATAGTGCAGAGGATGCAGAGGCTTTATGGTGTGACGTTTTGGTTTTGTGGACCGGATAGGCCCGAGAATATCGTGGGGCTGAATCAACTTGAGGGAGTGAGGGCCGGGGCTGCGAATAATGCAGTATTGCAGGGGATTGAGGCGGTTTATGAGAGGATAAAGGCTAGGGAGCTAAAGTTTGTGCAAGGGAGGGCTAGTCATGTATTGGATGAGCTCGAGAACTATCATTATCCTGAGCACAAAGAGACTAAGGTGGATGCGAACGTCAAAGAGGTTTATCCCGTACAGGCGGAGGATCATTGTTGTGACGCATTACGCTATGCGATATTGTCGACTCAGAACATTATGGATGTAAAAGCCCCGTTTGTGCCGGGTGAGGCCAAGGGGCCGATGACTCAGGCGGCTAGGATTGAGAGGTTGTTTCGATCAAGCTCGGCAGGCTCTCGCAAGACAGAGAATTGGTCCTAGCCAATGCCTCTACTTTCTTGTGGGCTAGTGCAATGTCAGCATATCCCCACATATTATTCCTAGGGCCTACGAAATCTTTAATCATTTCCACATAGCCAGCGTCAACGTCGGCTCGGTTGATTGTTGTGCCATTGATACGACACGACCAAACTGGCTCAGTGTTGTTTAGTTTAAGCGAGCCTTTGGCTAAGTGTATTAATTGAATGCAATCCCAATAGATACCGTCGCCTCCGGTGTTGTAGTAGGAGTAGTGGGTGTCTAGTTTGCGGCATCGTTTTACAAGCTCCTGCCTCGATTTAGTGATGTGGGCGTAATTGTTGACCATGTAGAGGTTTGCGAGCCCGGGAGTGTCGAGGTCCCTAATAAACTTTAGACCTTTACGGATAGGCTTTTCACAGAGGATAGGTTTGCCGAAATCCTCGTGTTCTAAGCGTAGCAAAGTAGTAAAGTGGTCATCGGTGGGAGTGGCTACGATGATGTGGCTTTTCATAACATCGGGATTTTGATCTTTGATATCGTGACCGACCCAAGGAATGCCGAGGTGGTCACAGATTGCAGCATATCGCTTGCCCATGTTGCCGAGATGACCGATTATGAGGACGCGAACATTTTCCATTTTTTAACTCCAAAGCTATAACGTGTTGCGAAGCTAACATTTTGGTGGGATATTCTCGAGATGATATATCCATATGAGTGCAAAACTTGCGGGCCTTTCGAGGTAATAAAATCAGTCAAAGAGATTGATAAGCCCGAGCAATGCCCTACTTGTTACATAATCACCAAAGACCGGCGGATTGGCCTCACGAGGATTGGGGATGTTGACAATAATCCGAGCTACAATCCTGCCTTTGGTAAGGTTATCAATTCGAAATCACACCTAAGAAGCGAATTAGCTAGAATGCGCGACGAGGGACGTGATATGATAGAGGTTGGCAACGAATCCCCAGATAAAATACATAAGCATTTCGAGTCAGCTAGGGCCGAGAAGCTTAAAAATAGTTGGGAGCCAGCCGAAAAAGCTCTACACGATTGGAGGAACGGCAGATAATGGCCGATCAAATACCGATTTTACAAGAGCATCAAGCGGTTGAACGCGACCGCGAAGCCCCTTTAAATTTCGAGCCTACGCAGCAAGAGCGAACGTTAATTGCAAAGCTCAATAAGCTATTTGCAAAGTATCGCCATGTAAGAAATCGCTACGACAATGACTGGATGGATGATTACAAGTTTTTTAGAGGACGGCAGTGGAGCGAACAGCGTCCGAGCTATCGTCATTCTGAAGTAATCAACATTGTATTCCAGACGATTCAGTCGCAAGTTCCGATTTTGACCGATGCGAGGCCAAAGTTTGAGTATGTACCGGAGGAGCCCAGCGACCGAGAGTTTGCTGAGTTTATGAATGAGATTACAACGTCGGATTGGCAGTCAGGTAACTGGCTTTATAAGCTAACCGAGGTTTTGTACGACGGGCATATCTACGGAACGGGGCTTTCCTATCTCAAATGGGATCAAGAAAAAAGAGATGGGCGTGGTGCTATTGACTATTCCACAGAAGAAATATTTTTTGCATACCCTGACCCTGATTCCGAGAACGTAAACGATAAGAGCAAAGGGTTTATGAGGGCCGAGCCCATGACCCTAGCCGATATTAAGCACAAATGGCCGGAGCGAGGAAAGTTTGTTACCTCCGATGTGGATGATTTGCTCGATGCCAGCAAGTCAGACCTGGAGCCTCTCAAGTTTCGAGATCCGACTGGTAGCAAGTCGATTATCGAGTCATCTGCAGCCAACGTGCATCCTCTCGATGAGAAAAAAGCTCTCGTGATTGAGGCTTATGTCCAAGATTGGGAGATCGAGGAGGTTGAGGTAACCGAGGACGATGGGACCAAGGTATTTGAGCAAAGATTGCGCTATCCAAATGGGCGGCGAGTTGTTTATGCCGGTAAGGTTGTTCTTGAGGACGGGCCGAACCCATACGATGATGGGAAATACCCATGGCAGCGGTGGACTAACTACGTGTTGCCGAGGGAGTTTTGGGGCGAGAGTGAAATATCTCAGATCAAAGGCCCTCAAAAGATATTCAACAAGATATACAGTTTTGTACTCGACGCTATGACCATGACGGGCAATCCCATATGGATTATCGACCATGATTCAGGCATCGACCCTGACAAGCTCACCAACACACCGGGCTTGGTAGTGGAAAAGAACCCGGGAACGGAAGCGAGGAGGGCAGAGGGTACGCAATTGCAGCCGTATATCCTCCAAACACTCGACCGGGTGAAAGAGTATATCGACCAAGTGGCTGGTTCTCAGGATATCACTCGCGGTATCCCTACGGGCGGTGTTACGGCAGCGGCGGCCATTGCTGATTTGCAGAACGCAGCACAGACTAGGATTCGTCAAAAGGCGAGGAACCTAGACGCTTATCTGCAGGACTTGGGCTCTCAGTATGCAAGCCGGGTTATGCAGTTTTATACCGCACCACGCACGTTTAACTATGTGGGTGATGACGGTGTAACCAAATACTTTAGGGCTCATATCGAGACTAAAGAGGATGGCGTGAAGGTGGCCAAGGTGCAAAGGTTTGATGACCTAGGCAGACCGGAGCCGGTAGTTAATGAGTATGAGCTACGGGGTAACTTGGATGTTCGAGTGACTACGGGAACGGCGTTAGCCTCAAGTAAGGCTAGGCTCAAAGAGGAGCAATTGGCTCTATATGACCGTGGGTTAATCGACAAAGAGGAGTATTTCAAAAGCACAGACTATCCCAATTGGGAGGCTGTACTTGAAAGAATACGCGAGCAAGAGGCGGCGGCAGCACAAGCCGAAGCTGAAGCTCAGGGTGCGGCGCAAGCCTAGTCCCTCGTTATATTTTTTTTACAATCCAAAACAATTTAATTGCGAGGTATCGCTATGGCTCAGGATATGGCCCAAGGTATGCCAGCGGGCGCAGAGGCTCCAATGGGGGCTCCGGCAGAGGGGCAGGACGCGGAAGCGTCACTCGAAAATATCGTTTCTAGCATTGATTCAATGATCGGCCAGCTCAGTCAGTTGGTGGCTCAAGCTGACCCGGCTCTTGGTCAAGAGATGGGCGAGGTAGGGGCTCATTTCAGACAAGTTATCGAGAAAATGGTCGGCATGGCTGGCGGAGCGGAAGGGGCTGTTCAAGCTCAAGCTCCTGTACCGGCTCAAGCGGGCGCAGGTGAGGTTGTACCGGCATTTTAATCAAGCCGGTTTGTTATAAGTTTTAAATAGATTCAGGAGGTGTAATGGAAGGCGAAGCCGAACTAAATACTAATGCCGATGACATCATGGCAGCGGTTGAGCGAGGAGATGACCCTAGCCAGTTGAGGGTAGCTCCCGAGCCACAAGCCGAGACGCCAGCGCAAAGTTTTCGCAAGGAAATCACGGTAAATGGTGAAAAAATTGTTGTTGATGACGAAGCGAAGTATGACCAATGGGCGCAACAGGGGCGGCATTACTCGCAACAGATGGCCGAGCTTAATCAGCAAAGGCAAGCTTGGGAGCAAGAAAAAGCCGACATGGAGTCGAGGCTCAATCGTTATCAAGAGGTTGATAGCTACGCACGCGATAATCCCGATTGGTGGAACCATGTTGAACAAAACTACAATAGTAGAGACGCGCAACAACTTACTCCTGAAATACGGGCGGCTCTCGAGCCTGTACTCAAAGACTTCTCAGAGGTTAAAGAGTTTGCCAATAAGCTCCAAATCGAAAGACAAGAGGAGCTAGCAAAGAGAGAAGATGAGGCTCTTAAGTCAGAGGTTTCTAACCTCGCTAAAGAGTACCCGGAGATAGACTTTACTGCAGCTGGACAGAATGGCCAGTCTTTTGAATTGCAGATTCTAAAACATGCCGAAGCGCAAGGCATACCAAGTTTTAGGGCTGCATTCTTGGACTATCACCAAGGACAGTTGCAGAAAATATATGAGGCTCGTGGCCGTAAGGCAGCGGAGGACGCTATCGCTCAGAGGGCAAAGCAAGGAATACTTGGGAGAACCCAGGCTCCAACGCAAGCTAATACTGACATGTTAGTTAATCCGAGGAACAAGTCATGGGACGATGTTCTAAGCGAGGCTAAAGAGGCAATGTCAATTTTACAAAACAATAATCAAGGGAGATAAGCATGGCTTTACCATACGACCAGCTTTCTGCCGTAACTCACTCTAAGTTTATACCAAAAATGGTCGATAATATTTTCGACTCAGACCCTCTATTGCAACGCGCAAAAGACCGGGGTTGGTATCAGAGTGTAGACGGTGGAAAGGATATTAATCAGCCGTTACTCTATGCTTCAACGACTGCAGCGGGTAGCTACAACCCATCGGATACTTTAGACACTACTGATAACGCGCAATTTACTGCAGCTATTTATGACTGGAA